AACCATTTAACTTGTTCTACTTCAGTCATGTTACTGAAAGCTTCAGCTGTTAAGTGGTCTTTGACTTTATATTCAAGTAGTGACCAGTCAATCTTAGGCATGTATTGTTCTGACAACTTTCTCATTGTCTCGTCAGTAATACTGTGACGACAAGATACATCATCCATAACTTCCGCTACCTTCATAGCCATGCGTTTACGTATAGTGACACGATGACTAGGATGAGCAGTAAGTCCTGCCATGATTCTGCGTACTTCATCACCAGATGCTTTAATAGCATCATTACAGACAGGCATGGATATGAACCGTCTACTCTTTAAGTCTCTCTCAGCTCTGTCATGTAGTACTCTATCGTTAATGATAGTTAGTACAGAGGACTCGACAAGCCAGTTAAGTTCATCAAGGGTGATGACAGCTCTCTTAAAAGGTTTAGAGACATGAGCATCACGCTCTTCCCTGTTGGTAGGGTTCATATCATTTTGTTGCCACTGCTCGAAGGTCTTGATAGTGAGCAAGTACGAGTCAGGACATTGCCAGTCCATGATTTGACATGTTTCATACAATACACCATTCATTAGTGCTTGTGCTCGTGTGCCTTTCAACTTACAGAAGTCACCATGATAGGCTGTTTCTCTAAGGGCTTTAACAAAGTCATCATTAGGCATGTGCCTTAATACATTACCAACATGACGTTGCAGACCGTAGCCTGGCTTAGCCATTTCATGTGACATCACACGAAGGAATGCTATATAACTTCCGGTACTATCTAACATAGGATTCTCCTGTTACTTGTAGGCTATTGTCATTGAACCTGTTCTGCTACCTAAGTAGTCTTTAACCCAAGCGTAGGCACCACCAAGTACTTGAACGTCTTTACCGTCAATACATAGGTAGCAACAGATGCCACCTTGATGACCAGCACATTTTACTTCATGTTCAAGACTATCATTGTTACTAAGTAGTATGATGATGTCCTGTCTAGGTTGTACCGGACCGTCTATGAAGCTTACTGTGACAGCACCACATAGTTCGATACCATGCTTTTCATTGCGGTAGTCCTGACTGGTTGGTGTTCTGGGTGTTACTATAACTTCTTTCATTGGTTTCTCCAATTAATGTTATGCCCAGTATATGCCCCAGCCATTCTGCATAGCTAGGTTAATGAGCTTCTTAGTTTCTGTTATTCCATAATAGCAATTATTAGTGGAGTGTAGCATACAACTAGCGCGAGCAAGAGGCAAATCTTCCAGTACACCACCGTAATCTTGAGTATCAAGTCCGAGTATCTCATTTAAGACATACCTCATGTTAGAGTTAGACATGTTGACGGTTGGTACGGTTGACTCAGTTTGGCACCAGCCCTTATCATGCGTGAAGAAGTGTCCTGACTGTGTATGTTCAGTGTCTGACATGTCCTCGAAGTAGTCACCCAGGTTAGGATACATTTCATCAAGACTTATGTCCACATCAGGGTAACGTGTTTTTAGCTCATTTTCATCAGAGCTCATTAGGTAGAAATTCATACTCATTAGTTTATCTCCAGCCTTACCTTATCCATACTAAATGTACAGATGTGGTTGTCGGCACGAATTATTACGTAGGCATTTTCAGCCATGTATTTGTCCTGGCCTGTTCTTGTTTGTGATAGTAGCATCAGGTACTCCAGTGATAGTTACATGTTCAGCACGAGACTCGAACAAGTTAAGGGCGCACCAGACATGATGATGACTGGCTATGTTACCACAGAGTTTATCTTTAGGCATATCACCTTCATAACAACCTTCTGGTCCGTATGTTTGTATCCAGCTAATCAAGTCAGCATCACTGATAGTGCCTTGGTGGATGGTAGACATTAAATGACTCATGCTACCACATCCTCTGTAATCAACTTCTTACAGGTTATGATACACTTGTCACATATAAATTTGTTGGAGCCATTACTCATCAATTTCTTGACTTTGCTCTCAGGTGTTGAACAGAAAGAACACTTGTTTTCTACAGGTGCCTTCTTGTGGAACTGTATAATAGTACTCATGGTTCTCTCCGGTTAATAAATGGGGTCAAGCTGGGAGTTGCACCCATAGCCTACCATCATTACCCAGATGGAAGAGGCTAACTTCTACCTTACCCAATGAACAGACGGCAAACCCTTGTGGGTCACTCGCTCAGTCATTCCAGCTTCGGCTCAGGTCCTCTCGAAAGCAAGGCTGGCTCTGCCGTTATGGTCAGATAGTACTCGACATAAATTGAACAGGGTTATGCTCCCTGATTAGTTACAGTTTATATAGCGCGATTACTAACACTTGTCTAGTTAACTACAGCTCTGGATTTAGCATAACGAGTTAACGAACCACCGTACGGTTCAGTAGACAGCAGAGTAAGGATTTGAACCTCGTTACCCACCTTGCCTTCTCAGCTTGGGACTCTACCAAGAAAGCCCAACCTCATAACGAGGAAGGGCTCAGTCTTAGCTTAATGTAATAATTAGCAGTATGCCTACTGGCACACCAAGCAGCATAAACCACTTAGTACACCAGCAGAACCTGTCCAGAATAGTAAACATCTGTTCAGAACTCATACTTAGAATGCAGGAATTTCTTCGCTTGCACCTGTATTAGCATGTTGTACTGTACCGCCTTCAGCAAGAGCAATAATCTCTTGGTTACGGTCATCAGCTAACCATGCTATGAACTCTTCGTGACCTTCAACAACAGCTGGGTCAAACTCGCCAGCTAATGCTTTGTCACCGTAGAGGCCTTTAGAACAAATGGTGCCAACAGCTGAAGCAACATCAACATTAGTAAAGTAACCATGTTGTGTAAATACAGCTGACTTACCATTACCCTTGCGTGTCTGTACGCGGAAAGGTTTAGCAACGTCGAAACGATTTGGGTATACGTTCATACGGTTCTGTGCTTTAAGCTTTGTTGAGATTTGCTCAATCTGCTTAGGTGTCATTTCAACTTTAGCAACGTGCTCAGTGGCAGATGCTCGTGTCATACTTGATAAAGATGATAGTAATGTCATAATAATTCTCCAATAGAATAAATAGTTATATATAGTTAGTGCTTACAAATGCAAGCAGTAGTTATTCCACGTTGTAAACAACTGTTCACGAACGCGTCTTGATATGTTACGAACTCACCATTAGCGTGATAGTAACAAGCTTGACCATACATGTCAGCCCAGAATATTTCCTGTGCCAACCCAGACAGTCCAGCATCTTGTAAGCTACGAATCTGAGCACGTATTACTTGGTACTCTTCTTCTAAGCTGTAGCCCAAACCTAAGTTCAGGTGTATAACGTCATGCCAGAACCTTCCCAGCAAGTTAACAGTTGGTGAGTAAATAGTATGCTCACAACCATCGGTAGTTAACGGTATCCGTCTAACAAGAGCAAGCTCCGGTCTAAACTTCTCCGTAATAGCGCGGTCAGTCTCAATAAACCAAGACCAACCAGCTTGTTCCAAGAGTATGCTAGTGTTAATGATGAACTTAGTTAGCTCAGCAATAGCGTTGTCTCGGTGCTCATTCAGTATCTTCTGCATGAGATAGTCCTCCTAGATAGAAATCATAGTAGTTGTAACAGCAACCACAGTATAAGAAGACATGCCAAAGATAGTTCTTTGTCCAACTTAGTACTCATACACCCTCCACAATGTCTTCAGGTACAGGAACAGAGTCTACATGTATTACACATGCACACAGTTTAGACTTGGTAGTTGGTTCACGTACCACACCACTGTCTTCCATGCAGATGGCTAAACCAGCCAAGGCACCGAGAAACATAGTGATGATAAGTATTGCAAACCAACTACGGTCATTTGCGCCCTGATTATAACGCACAGGACTTACCAATGGTAATGTAATCACGCTCACTCATTGGTTCAAGTGCTCGTACACCACATTGTTGTACATAGAAGGTGTAGGTTTTCTCTTTGTAGAGACAATCCACAGCCAGCATTTTGGTAGTTATTCTCATGTTATTCTCCAGTTAGTTAATAGTAGCAGTAATTAATTCTTGCATAGCCGGTAGTTGGCTACGGTCAAATGTTTCGTTCCAAGTAAGTTTATTAGACAAGGCAGTAACCTCATCAATTGTGAAACTACCTTCAGCAGGTATTCCCCATTTGCTGTACATGTCCTCAGTTGAGTGTACACCTTCAGAGTCAAGGACAAGCCAGTTTCCATCAACAAAGATTTCCACCCATACATGGGCAAACTGAATACCATTGTCCCACCATTCTTCTTTGTTGTTGCTGTCACACATGTTAGGTCGAATCTCGTCAATATTATTATCAGAGTCTGACCAAGCATTACAGCTGGTTATACGCATGACTGGGTAGGTGTCACGTAATTGTTTGGCTAACATGGAAGCAACACATGCACATCCACCATGATTTACGAAGTTGAAGCGGTCACCCAGCTCTCTTAAATTGTTGTCTAAAGTTGTTAAGTTCATGTGATTCTCCACAGGTTATTATTAGTTATTCACTAGGCTACCTAGCAAATCTTCACAGTTGAAACTGGACTACACAGTACCTCCAAATCAACAGGATAGCACTGAACATACAGCAAGATAGGTACAAGACCACAACCCTCAACAGGTCGTACACTCGTACCTAAACAGGGTTTTAATAAGCTACACAGGATAGACCTGAACTCACCAGATACCTACATGAAAGCGAAGCATAAAAGGTAGTTAACAATGTACTCACTAAGCACCACACAGCCTGTTAAGAATCTCGACAGACCTACTCAGTACTACCCGTCCTAGTAGTACTCACAATGTCTTGCCTGTCTGACAAGCCCACGCCCTCGACTAGAACTGTTAAGAATCTCGACAGTTAGATAGACCTGACCAGCTCTTGTCAAGTATTCCGACAAGCCTGTTAAGTATCTCGACAGGTCTTATTAGCCTGTTTAGTGCCTGACCTGTCCCTTAAGCTAGTCTCCCTAGGTAGATATGTATAGTGCTTTGCAGGGTTTAGCCAGTATCTGGGTAGGTCTGTTTTGTTTTTGACTTACCTGAGCGTAGCGACTGCTGAGCTTGCGAAGCCTCTCATAGTAAGTCATCAGAGTCAGAGTAGTATACATTTCCAGGGACGCTACAGACTTCCGGTATGCTTGTTTGGGATGCTATTGGACTTCGTCCTCTTTGGTTTAAGGCCCTCCTTAGCCTAGGATACCTCCCAAGTCCTACTTACTTATCAAAGTAGTAAGTCTGACCTAATGCACTGATAAGGTGATTAACCTTCTCGCCACGTATCTTCTGAAGCCTACGAGTACCAGAAGCAAAGAACTGACTAATGTCAATAGCATCATCAAAGTTCTCAGGCTTCAGTTGAGCATTGATTCCATCGAAGTATAAGCCAAGGATGTCTGTACCTTCAGGTAAGTCAGCACTAGCCTCATTCTTGTAGGAACCAAACAAGTCACGGTATGCACTCTTGATTGCTTGACGTAGTAAGCCCATATCATGAACCGATACCCTGAAACAGTCATGAACAGCAATTATGTGCTCACAACCAAGTCTCTTCAGGTTAACTACTATCATTCGAGCAACCAGCCCATCAACTCCTTGTACCATATTAACGAAGCCATTACGTACAAAGTCAGAGGTATTAACGTGTTGAGTGTTCATCTGAAGATTGATAAACTTGTATGACTCTACGTTGTTACGTAAGAACACATCATACTGAGCTGTATCAAAGTCCATCGCCTCACCCAAGATATTAACCTTCATCTTGTAGTTCATAGCAACCTTAAATCCATCAGGCAGTAGATGACTTACCTTGCCTTCAATCTTATTAGTATAAGACCTCATTGCATTCCTTACGCTTATCATCTTAGCACCAAAGGATGCTGTTACTGCCTTGTGAAACTCCTTAGCCCTCTTCTCATTGCCAAGTATCTCATCACCATGTAGGCAATTCCATAACTCAGGTGAGTCCAACTCCTCTGGATTCATGAAAGCCATCCAGCCTTGACCATAGAAGATACCCATAAATGGCTTCTTAATGACCTCACGAGTCAGGCCATGAAAGCCAGCTGTATCACAGTAGCCAATACAACGCTGGTATGCATCCTCAAGCTCAACGAGTGTGAACCCACAAGCAGCAGCTAACTCACCATCACCAACCATCAAAGCACCCAACTGAGGACCTGAACACTTAGCGTCTAAACCAAATGCCATGCCAATGAAGGGCTTAACACCATCCTTGTGTATGTGGTTATGAAGTGCAACCAGTATCTTTGCAGCCTTAACAAATGACCAAGGCTTCTTAACACAGTCACTATCCTCATGCTTGATAATGAAGTCAACAGGATGCTGACATGCCTCTTGCACTAATCTACCTCGTGCTTGCTTATCCTTAATGGACACCATATCAGACATCTCATGCTTCAACAACTCCATTGCATCCTTTGCATCATAATCCATCTTAACACCATACAAGTCCATCAATGCACGACTACGGTCACTAGCCTGGCCATTCGGACCATGACACGATGCTTGATACATCCGACCACGACTGTCACCTTTGAACTCACTTACGTATGCGTCATTGCTATCCATCTTCTCACAACCACGCAATACATATCCCTCTTCATCATCCTTGCCTGACTTACTCAGTACACGTAAGGCAATTGACATCATAGCATCATCAACTGTGTACTTTGTATCCTCCAGAGCATGGATAGCCTCTTTGAACAGTTCAGAGTATTTAGTTGGAGCATACCCAAACCTGCGCTCGATGCCATCCATTGCCATTGGTGGAGCATAAGCCTCACTCCGTAGTTCTAACAACTCAGCCATTCTAGGCCCTACCTTGTCATCCTCTGTGAAGTACTGGGCAGTCTTAAGTGCTACCAGTATCTCTGCTACATCCATTGCATCATCAGGCGTATCCTGGCCCTTGATAGACAGCTCGGTTATCTCCAGGCCATCTACGAATGATTCAATGAACATGTCCTCATCATCCATGTACTCCATAGACCCTACATAGGCTGTAGCCGTGATAAGTGCAATCCTTGGGTTGAGTCCATTGTGGAACAGCTCACTTGCCACTGTAGACAGGATAGCTGATTTGTTAACGTCATTTATGTTTACTGCTTCGATTACTGTGTTCATAATAGTTACTCTTAGTTATGTATAGTTAATATAGGTTAGCCCTGTTAATTTCATTCAGGCTCCCTGCCCTCATGTCTTGCACTTGCTTAGCTTATGTTGAAGTCATGCACTTCTTGTTGCACAGACTGCTTATCCTTGTTAAACCTTCTCATAGCTAGGTAGCCTCTTCCAGTCCTTCCAGTGAACATAAGGGCCAATTCAGCAGCACCATAGTTACGTTCAGCTGTCTCCATGTCTGATGCAGCCCACATACCATTGAACTCTGAGGTGATGATTACATTGAACTCATTGGCACCCAAGCAGTACCGGTCAACAGGCTCTACTGGGAGGCTTATGTTACACCCTTCCTCGAACACTGCACTCATTGATACGTCTTCTGCTTTAATGTCTGCAAAAGCTATTCTCATTGCTGATTGCTTATCCTTTGCTTCAACTAAGAACTCAACTGTGTTAAAGTCTGTATCCATTATCTGTATTGTGTATTTCATTGTTACTCTCCAAAGTAAAGAACTGTTATGGTTGCAAGTGTTGTCATCAGTATGCTTACTTGAGCTGTAAACGAGCTAACATCTGAGGCTATTAAGCTAGATGCTATTGATGACAATGCAAATCCGAATGTTGTTACTACTGCTAATCTGTACATGAGCTATTCTCCAGGTTATGTTTACGCATCGTTATTGATACGTATAACATTTGTGTATGCAAAAGTAAGGTTAATGGGTCCTACTTATAAGCACTGACACCCTAGCCCCGCAAGCAGATACAGTTCCTAAATATTATATTTTATATCCTAGCTAGGCCTGACAAGGACATGTTAGCCCGAACTAGGTCAACCGAAGTGTAGTTACACTGGTTATTGCCTTATAAGTTAATAACAGGCAGGAATGGAGCTAATATTAGCAGGAAAGGCAATTAATAGCCGATTCTGGAGCACTTAAGACAAGGTTGACATCATTAGGTCAGCCCTCTATTAAGTACTGTACAGGGCCTTGGAGGAGCCCTGAGTATATATTATATTATTTGTAAGTTATTCCGACAAGATATGTCGATATTCTTGACACTATTCGACAGGTTCTAGCCTTATGTCGAGATTCTTTACAGAAGAAGGAAAAAAGGCCCACCAACATACCCGAAGGTAGCCAGTGAGCCAATTGTTTAACCGAACTTCCAGAGAAGGCCTATGATAGTACTACCACCGACAAGGGCAGCAGCATTCAGAGGTCCACCAATGGCAGATGCAAGCGTAACCATACTCCAGTAAACCCAAGCCAGTATAGGATGTCCCTTACTAGCTACGCATTTACGTAGGATACGGTGTGCTTGCCGGTCATCTATGCCTTGCTTGTAATTCATCATTACATCATGACGTAGACAACACTCTTTGAAGTTAAAGTCAGGTGACATTGTGCAGCCACCATCACTCTTGTATCCAAAGGGACTGTTTACTTTCTCTACAGCCCAGTCGTATGCTTCTTTATCGTTCATGTTGTTCTCCTTATAGGATTTTCTTGAATCTGGCTACGGTAAGTCGTGTACTACACTGTGTACCACCAGTATTTAGCGGGTTAACTTTTACGGACATGGTTCCATTTGCATTTGCATTTGAACAGCGTAGCCAGAAGCCACCCTCCATTCTACCGAAGCCAGAGCCAGCAATATAGTTGGTATCTCTAGCACCAGTGAAACCTGTACGACCTAGACTACCAGTTAGGTTTGTAAGTAGTAGGTCTATAGGACCTGCAACACCACTGTTAGCAGACATACTAACTATGTAGTTTATAAGGAAGTAGTCACCAACAGCCATCTCACCGATAGTTATGTTCTGTGCAGCATTCCAGGTATTAGCTATCCAGGTTTGACCACTAGCCAGTTGAGAACTACCTTCTGCACCCATATACACTAAGGGTACGCCATCACATCTGGCATTTACCTCAGAAGCTGTGGCGGATATGTCAGCTATCTTATTAAGGTCTGCTACGTCACCGAGGAAGCCATCCAGTTTGTTTAGTTCACCTGTGTTGGATGTCATATTCTTCAACTTATTCAACTCAGCTGCACTGGGAGTGACAAGGCTACCCTGTTGCCATAACTGAGCACCCTTGTTCTCAAGCGGAGTCATGTACTTGATAGGGTCTGTACCAGCTGTTATTTCAGCAGATGTAGCTATACCTACCGAGCCAGGTGTGGTGGCCTTCCAAAGCCCAAGACCAAGGCTTGGCTCGAACCAAGTGTATCTTATGCCTTGATAGTCATAAGTTGTGCCCACTGAAGGGCTATTGGGAAAGTTAATATCAGCCATTACTTAGGACCTCCTTTATTATCTTTGAAGCTAGGACGATGGATTACATCAGGGAACTGAGGATGGGCTGGCCAGTCTCTTAAAGAGTTCCTGTAGTCTCTCCAGTCTGAGGTTAGGCCTTTACCGCGCCCATCCTGGACTTTTGAGAGCTCTGTGTCGGCAAGATTTAACTCGGTATTTCGCCAGTCTCTTTCCAATCTAGCCGACTCTTCAGCCACATCAAATGGTAGTATGGGGTTTACACCATCTGCATCATCCTTGATAGCTGCTTGGTAGTCCTTGTTGTCTTCATCATTAGGTATGAATACAAATTCATCACCTTCCGAGGCAACTAAAGAACCATTCTTCATTTCTTTTATTACTTTCATTATGCCTCCTTAGACATCTGCATTAGCTGTTGCTGAAGTGATAGATACTGCGGAAGATGGGGATGTAGGGTCGGCTAACCAACTAAAACTACTATCCCGTACATCTGTACCAATAACAGTTGATACGTTGGTAGCAGTAATATTCACTGTAGGTATGTCTATCATCTGTACAGGGAATTGCCAATCCCAAGCTACTAAGTCTCCAGTATTTACCATAGTTGTAGCATAGGCAACAATACCATCTAGTCTTTGGAAGTACCTCATACATTCCAATCTCTCGGCAGCAACACCAGGAGTCCTGTATGCAGTTGCAGCTGGACCTCTTTCTGCTTGCATGTCCATGAAGCTTACGTTAGCTGGTACAGACCACTCAATACGTACCCGCAAACCAGAAAGCATGAGGCTGTCTGGAATAGTAGCAAAAGATACACCAAACCTTTGGTTAACCACGTCACCTGTGCCTACAACTACAGTTTGTGTATCTATTAGCGTAGTGTCATCAAATAATTTAACTGAGAAGGTTTGGCTTACAGTGGAAGATGCATTGAAGCTAACTGAATAATCCTTGTTCTGTGCATTATAAGCAGTTATAACTTGCTCCATAAATGCTGTACCAGAAGTCCAAGTATTGATAGGGAAGTAAGCATGAGAGTCAAGGTTAGAAATTAAACCCAAAGTTACTCTGGCAGCATAAGTACCTACGGAGCCAGCAGTCAAACCTACTGCCCAACGGTCACAGAACTTTGCAGTAACACCCGCTGTAAGAAATATCTCATTGCTGGCGATTTCCTGAATAACAAACTTGGTATTATCAAACAAGTTAGTCCGGTCAGAAGCCAAGGCATCAATAGCCATTTGTACGTTAGTGAAGCCATGACCAGTGTCTGAAACACCAATCTGTGCAGCAACCATCTCAGGTATTAAAGGAGGGTTAGCTGGAACCCATTGAGAACTGTCACCGTCATTAATGTCAATGTAGTACTTGCCATCGGCTAAGTTGTACCAACCAGTACCTGCACCTACTGAAGGTGGAGGTGGCTCAGAAGAAACAATATTACCTGCAACGACAACCCAAGCACCATCCTTACGTGCATAGATAATTCCATCAGTAGGAACTTCTTCAACTGCACCAGATACTTCAGCGACAATAGGTGGATGTCCTTCATGGAATAGTCTGTGTGTAGCAGGGTCTGCTAAGGCGATACTTCGGCCATCTGCTATTGAATCTGTGTCTAAGTCAATGGCTACTAGCTCACCTGATACGTTACCAAGTATCCAGTTCTTTGATGCTATGTTAGTAGTTATCAGTTCAATCAAGGCACTGGCATTCTGTATAGTTTGGTCAGAGCCATCCCAAGTAGTGGCAGATGCTCTCGGATTAATATTCTTTAAATACTGTCCGAACTCAGCTCTTGCATCAGATAATGATGTGTTGCCTTTTACATCTCCATATATCCAGAAGTTACCAGCAGTATCTGTTAGTGGGTCCTGGCCTATGGTGTTTGTTCTACAGGTAAATATCCTGTCACCACGTAGTACCTTAGCACCGGATGTGTAAGCTATGTCTATTTGCCAATCGAACTGGCCTGACTCTGCTAATGCAAGAATATTCTTGGAGTGGTTTTGTAGGACGAAGTTAAAGTTCTGGAAGGTAGGTATCTCACTTACCCAACCAGTACTATATTTCACATCTCCTGGGTCTGTTACGCCACCTGTTAAGGCCCATATCAGTTCTAAGTTTGTTTGTGCAGTCATAGTGACCTCATTAAATTAGTGTTGTGTTAAAAGATGTACCAGCGGGTACTAAGTACTTGTCAGCCATGTAGTGAATTAACTGTCTTTCCCTGACTGTAATATCAATTGCTGATAGGGTTAGTAACAAATCCTGGTTAGCCACAGTAGTTAAACTTATAGTTCTAGGAACGAAACCTATCAGGATGTTAAGGGCTGAGTACATAGTCTCTATGCCCAAGTCTACACTGTTGAGTATTGAACCTTTACATTGTAGGACTCTTCGGTACTCGTGGTCGCTCAAAGGAGTTACCGAGATACCAGACTGGTCTTCACTTAAGAAGATACCACCAGCAGTAGGGATAGCTTCATCAGCCATCTTACCTACACCAGCTGCACCTACGAAACCAAAGTAAATACTTGGGAGTACTACGTCCCTTGACTGGTCAAGTATGTCACCAATAATATTCAGTTGAGCACCTATTGCATGTTCTAGCATACGTCCGAAGTGGACCTCTTCAATGCTTTGAAAGAGTAAGTCCATCTCATTAATGTAGGCTAGTAGGTATGCTCTCAGATTTGGGGAATCCTTATACTGACTTAACAGTAGTCCGTCCATAATCTGAGTACCTTTATCCTTCGTGGATACGATAGCCATATTAAGTCTCCGTTATGATTACATTTGCAAGAATAGTACTAGCTGCCTCAACACTTGATATAGGTAAGTTAACAGTACCTGATGGTGATGCGGATAAACCAATAGTTAGTGAGTTAACCTGAGCTTTACCAAAGGGTGTTATAACAGCAAACAGTCTTGAGTAGATAACATCTTCGTCAACCTGTAGTGCATTGATGTGTGTTATTAAGGCTTGCTCGATAGATTCCTTGGCACCAGCATTCTCATCATCAAGATAAGTTACGTCAGCACTTATAAATATCGGAACCTCAGTAGCTTCTGTAAAGTTAATGCTATGTGATACACCTTGGCTATCATCCAGTACAATGTTGGTTGCACCATGTGTAGCACAGGCAGCCGGTTTTGTATTAAGGATTACCCTTGCAATATCTTCATCAGTAACAATTCCAAGATGTGCTGCATGTGGTGATGTAGTAACGTGTATTGTATTTGGTGGTACACCATCTACTGTAAGGTTAGTTTCATTACTGTATACAGCTACCTGCTCAAGGCCTAATTCGTACAGGCGAGCTGCCATAGCCTCGTCGGTACTTGTATAGTTCCGTAAGACGGTTCTGTTACGCAAGTTCCGGTAAGCTGTTTCAGACTGAGCAACGTCACCTTCATTGCCATCAAGGGCTTGGGTCACGCCTGTCCAACCTGATATAACTGTCTTGGCATTTACTAAGGTGCCAGCAGGTACAGGTATTGCACCGGACACAACAGATACACATAAGACCGATGAAGGTACAGTTGCATCAAATTGTGTTTCAAAGTTGTTACCGGCTCCGTCATCGACAAGTGAGCCAGCAGGTACGATAGTATCAGCAACACCATCAAGGGTCACTGTAGCCTGACTACGTGTCGCTGCACCGTATAAGATACCGGTAAGCACACCCAGGTTGCGAAGAGCTGCACCAGTTGCCTGACTAGGGTCATAAGCTTTATACACAACAGCCAATTCGTTCCAGGCTTGTGATAGCTCAAGAGACATAATCTCAAGCAGTTGACCGTCCGGTGATTCAGGACTGAAGTCAAAGCCTGGGCTTAGTACGTCTAGGTTGTTCTTTATTCTGTCTCGGATGTCATCCAAGCTCTCTGGGGTAAAACCCTCAGAAGTTAATCCTGCCATTACGTTGCTCCCCAAGGTACACTCAAGTCTATTACTCCAAAGGTTGTTAACGCTGTGAAGGTAACAGTAAGTATCCTGTTATGTAATACCATATCAAACTCCTCGATGGACTTGACATTGGGTGTGGTTAATATTACCTGCTTGGCCCTCAACTCAATGAGGAACAGGTCAGGATTCTTTTCATAATCATTTAAGCTTATCCAGCCTAAGCGAGGGTCTAATAACCACTCACCTAAACCTGTAAGGAGCCGAGACTTGACAAGTTGAACTGTGTATCGTCCGTCTTGTACTCTCTCGACTCCTCCACCGGCAGCTAAGATTAAGTCATGATTGGCTTCATCTAAAGCTAGTTGCATTTATTTCTCCTGTTAAGATGGAGGGCTAGTACTACCAGCACCTGCACCATCAGTCCAAGTATAAGGATGTACATGTGTCTCAAGGTCAATACCATTAACAGACATTGTACCTGTAGAGGACATAGCACCAGAGCCCATATCAGCAGCTGCACCACCCGCTATAGCAATACCACCAGTAGTAGTAATTGCAGAGGTTGTTACAGTCAGCAAGTTAGTTACTGCACCGGTAACTGTCAAGGTTCCACCAATAGTCACATCACCAGATATGGCTGTGATTGGTGTAGTTATGTTAGTACCTGAGCTGGCTGTTATGTTAGCCGTAGCAGTATTAACGTCTGAGTTGTTTGTTGCATTCACAACAGCTTGGTCACAATTGACCTCAACATCAGGTGCGTTAATAGTTAACTTGGTAGAACTGGTTATGGTTATGGTCTCATCATCGTTCAATGATATAACTTGCTTCGATGAATCCGGCCCACGCCATTGTGAGTGGGTTGCATGATAATCTTTTATGCTTCTCGGTAAGGTGTTTAGTCCTACCAAGGCATAGCCATCATCTTCGCTGAACTGTCTCGACAAGTGAGGCTTAGGTAGACCGGCCAAAGTGCCAGCTGTATCCAAGTCCTTATACCACCAGTGGTCGTAACCAATCTGACTAAAGAACAACACGCAAGTATCACCAGGCTTTATAGGCATAGTGATAGACCAGCCACCACCCGAAGGTGTATGAACTGGCATCTTCTTTATGTTGGTACGTTTAGTAGCTTGGTAGGTCTCATCAGAGTCATGTGTGATTCTCTCAACACTAACCAGTACATCAGCAGTTTGGTCTTCAGGATAATAAGCAAGTACTCGGCCAGGTAATATGATGGAGTACTTTTCATTATTAACCATCATAGTAAGTCACCTAAGAAGCTGGTGCTACCTGTTGAGCTACCTGATATTTTCGTGATAGTGGTTGGTGAAGACTGAGACAGTGTATCTGTAATAAGACCATCACCATGACTGGCAGCACCATCAAGTGCATCATCCACAGTTGGTAAGTCTGTATCAAAGTCTTCCTCAGTTATTGTAGCAAAGCCTGAAGCGTCTGTCTCGTATGCAGCAGTTGCTCCACAGATAAAACAGTCCAGACCAATACCTAATAACCTTTGACCAAATGACCGGTCTCCGTTAACACCAAGGATTTCGTAAAGGCCACCATAAATGTTCTTCTTCAAATCTCCCAGTGCTGTAGTGACAGCTGCATCGACTTCTTCAGTAATTAAGTCAACACCAGACTCAACAAGACAGGCACCTAATACGTTGGCACCATTTTGTATCCTTGCGTTGAGGTCTCCACCAATCAGAGTAGCTCCGGTCTCGGTATCTGTTATTGTACCGTCCTCACTAATACTACACTCAAAAGAATGTTCTGAACTACTTGGGTCGAACCCAACAGGGTCATAAGTCATTTTGGCTGGAAGGCCAGCTGGTAACTGAGTATCCAATTGGAATCCAGTAGCCAGGTCCACTTCAGCTGTTGATAGGCGAGCTTCAGCTGGTACATCATACCCAGCCTGTCTTAACTCCTCAATCTTAGCAGCTCTCTCACTGTCCGGTACAGGCTCAAAGATAGCAGCTGATATGGATGTCTTATTAACTGTAGAGGCTAACTGAACTTCCTCTCCAGATAATACAAAGGACATCGCATCAGTCATGCCAGCTTCTTGCTTGGTCTTGAACTTGTTAAATATCACAGGCGCATAGGTATCCAGGTTAGTCACAACAGTACACGATATTGCCTCACGCACTAAAGTTGTTAACATCTCGTGCATAGTACGTGCATTGTTTTGTGAACTATACTCATGGAACTCATTAGATGAAAGCATTTGAGTATTAGTAACCATAGCCGACAAGCTTACCTTGCGGTTCTCTCGTATAGAGTGGTTGCTGATATTAAACCCTGACTGTACAGGGAACTTAGTTATTTTGTTTGTCACTTCATGGTCTTCAAAGATTACAGAGTGGAACCGTATTTCAATGAAGTCAGTATCTGCATCATCAAGTTTGAACTTAATGTATGCTTTGTTGGGCGTACTCATTAGTTACCTCATCTGAACCAGTTGTAATCGTTATTGGACATTGTGAAACCTTTAGTAGGTGCCACACCAGAAGCAAAGGTAGACCACTCCGCAGTGAAGTTGGAACCCTTGTGTTGTACTTTATAGACCTGATACTTACGGAAGCCAGCTACTACGTTCTTGATTAAGTCAGAAGCAACGGTTAAGCTGTCCTCTGAAACTGACGTACTTGCTGTTAACACATTAGCTATGTCTATCACAGCCGAAGGTTTTATTTCTGCATCCAGGTTAGAATGTACTTCGATAGTTGAAGGTCCGAGTTTAGGATTGGACCTCATGTTATCTGTATTTAAAACTATTGTGCCTTCCTCAGTTTCTAGTGAGGTTGCACTTTGATTCTTGGGATTAACCTGATACATTACTATCAAGTCAAAGCCATCAATATATTGTTGGAACCTATACTGCTTACCAAGTATCTGAATGCAGGACAAGACAGAGCCCTCAAGCTTTGCAGTTACATTGTCTGGGACAGTGTCTACATAGTTATCTGGGAACTGCTTGTATATTACATTGCCATCATACAACACCTCATGCATTAAGTCGTCCATGCAATTTTTAAGTGATGGTTGTTCTACATTGATACTTACCTGCTTCTCAAGAGTGGTTCGCTTTAACGAAGAGTAACAGTACAACTTAGTAATGTTATCCGGTACATTAAACTCATTGGTAGCATTGCTAAGGTACAGATGTTTAGCCAAGATAACTTCCTTGCCTCCATGCAGGGAAGTAGTTATGGTAACATAGTTTTCGCCATTCATTAACTTCTTGGTTGTCTCAGTATTCAGATTATAAATCTCAATCTTAGCACGTTGCCAACCAGCAATGTCTCGTATATCAAAATCAATACGTAGGCTATCCGATTCAAATATAATGGTGTTATCCCTAGACTCAACCTTCAATCTTACGTACTGACCAAATCTAATCTTTGCCATTATTATTCTCCTGTGTTGGTATCATGAATGTATTCATCATATACCACGTTACCATTATCTTGTACTTGTACGCTAGTACCATCTTTGTTTACATCTACCTTGATGTCGAAGTTCTGGACTGTATCCTTATCCTTTACAGCATCCTGTGAAACTATAGGGCCAATACCTGTAGATACTAAATCAGAAGTATGTGCTGGTGCTATTGCAGCTCCAGGTAAGCTCCTGTCAATTATACCTTTGGCATTGTTAGTAATGGCTTGAGCCTTGGTAGGTGTTAGACCTTCAATCTTGTTAGGTGTAACCATCTCACCAACAGTCTCACCGATGAGCTCACCACCAAGTGATAAAGCTCCACCAATTAACTGACTAGCTCCATCTATAGATAAGAAGTCACCAATAGTCTTAAAGCTTTCACCAATCATACCAGCAGAGCCAGTAGTGGTAGATGCAGCTTCACCGAGAAGTTGTTTGCCACGTTGAACTTCATACATTCCACCGGCAACTCTACGTCCACCTCGGATGTCAATTTCAGTATCCATGACAGTAGCCAGGTTTACACCTTTGACTTCATCAGCAGCAAAGGCCATCTCTCTCAAGCCACCTGGAAGTTTATCACCAAGTACTTTACGCATAGCCGGGCTTAAGCCTTGCATCATGCTAGAAACTTTCTGTACTACTCCACGATTGTCAAGACCACGCCAGTCTTCCAATGAACCTATATCAACACCGGCCAGTTCTGGATTGTCTCCGATAGCAGCCAGTAAAGGTGCATAGGTAGATGTCACAAATGGTTCAACACCCATTGGGGTATTCAAGCCAGATACTAAATCACCAGCACCTGCAACTACAGCGTCAACTTGCTTGTCAGTAAGCTGAGCACCACGCAGTGCCACACGAGTACCACGAAGTTCTTCAGCCGACATACCAACACGAGCTGCTAACCTTCCCTCATCGAGAACGTCTTCAGTCTTGCCAGTCATACCAGAGCCGATACCAGACATAACCTGTGCTGCTTTCCTTGCAGATGCAGCGAAGTGGTTAATCATCTTAGAAGCTCGGAAAGATGACTCGGCTAATTCCTTATGACCTCGTGCAGTTTCAGCATCCCTCTTCCTGTTTTCAAGGTGAGCTTCATCTTCAACTTCACTAGCATCTTTCAACTGATACATTTGTGCAGAGACTTCCTTAGCCATACGCATGTCAGAGACCTTCTTACGTGCAGCTTTATTTACCGCACTCTCTGGTGGCCCTATGAAGGCCATGTCCTTAATACTATCCTTGTCCTCACTAAGAACTTTCTCAAGTAAACTTTTACCCAAGGCCTGTTTCTCAGTAGGTGGTCCCATTAAGTCTTCTTCTTTGAGTGCAGTAATAACCTCTTCTATTACATTACTCTTGTCATTAAATACTTCACCAGCCACGTTAGGTCGGGAGGCAACACGTTTTGCTCTTTTATTAGCATTGATAGCACCTTGCAATTCTTGTACCTCCTTTCTAGTAGATAGTCCTCCAGCTAAGTCAATAGCAGTTTGACCACTCTCAAGTAATTCATCTACTCTTGCTTGGTCGTATTGGACTACGTTGTATTCATAATCACCAGCTTCACCGTATTGGTCACGAGCGAAGAAGTGTACTTGGGTCTCACCGGTAACAGCCATCTGCAATTGCATCTGGTCATTGTACTTTTTAGTGGAACCTCGGTATGTTGATTTCTGTAGCGTCTTAAGTTCTAGTAAGCCAGCAGAGGAACCGTCAGGATTAAACAATCTACCATCAGGGGATGCACCAAAGCCTGGAAGCTTCGGGTTAGTCTCAAAGAAAGCTTCTTCATAAGTCAGTCCTTTGCCTTGTGTGGCCAGGAAAGCTTGAAGTGTTGCTTGCTCTTGTCTGTTACCTTTACCGGTAGCATCATTGCCTACAAAGCCTTCAGATTGGAATGAGCCTTCTGGCGTATACTGTGAGTGGTAGCCCATCTGTTCACGCTTTATGTTCAGGGCCATCTTAGAGACACCGTCCTTAGCACCCAGCAGGCTGATAGATGAAGCAGATAGTAAACCTCTTCGTTCAGCTTTCCATGCAGCAGAGCCCTGTTCAGCTCTTCCTTTAGCTCCAGTTAAGTAGCTTTGCTGTGCAGTAGGTGGCCCGACAAGTTCATCATCGAAGTCACCCATTACCATGTCGATAGCAGTATCCATAGGAGTGCCTTCAGCCATCAGGTCACTTACCTTCTGCTCAAATTCGGCACTGGATGACAGGCCAAAGTTATGTCCAAAGGCCATGTTTTGTGAGCCTTCTAGTCTTTGACCCGCTGGTATAACCTTTGGAACGAAGTCCTCATCAGCACCTACACGAGCCAGGTTAGCACTAGGTGTGGCACCTGGGTCATCAGGAGAGTCAGCCCAGTCTAAGCCAAGCACACTAATACGTTCACGTATATTCTGCATTGCCTCATACTCAGAAGCCACTGCTCGAAAACCTTTACCGGTTCTCTTGTTGCCATAGGCTTCATCGGAACTGTCAACGAACTGCTCTTTCATTATTTGAGTAGCTTCAAAGTACTGGTCACGGAACTCATTAAACTGTTCACGCTTCCCAAGCTTCTGTGCTTCCCACTCAGCGTCTGTAAAGTCCTTTCTCTTGCCCTGTATAGGGAAGAAGGTATTAACGCGACTGGGGTCCATGAAGAAAGCCTTATCACCCATCGAGGCTAAGTCACCACGAGCTTCAGCAATAGCAAAGCCCATAGTAGTAAATGGAGTGCCTTGAGGATTACGACCTTTGCCTATGGTAGGTATTAGTCCGTCTATCCGTAACTCATTAGGTAATGGTACAGCAGCATCCTGGCCTTTGTAGCCTGTGCCTGTAACCATCTGGTTAATAACAGCCTCTGTGGTGTCCTGAAGGAGGCCTGAGTAACGCGCACCTTCTCTGCTAACCCTTGGGTCGATTAAGGTATCAGCGAACTCCTGCGCGAACTGGTAAGCTCCTACGAGGCCTTCGGCTGAAGCACCCACGTTCTGACCATCAACATTACCTGTTAACCGGCCACCGGCTCCAGAGACTTCATAATTCTCCGCAGTGGTTCCCATCATGCTCAAAATCATATTACGGTCTTTTTGAGAACGGGATGCACCATAGGGAGTTACCCCTTCAGATACTGGTACTTCATTCTTATAATCGAAGTAGCCAGAGCGTCTTAGTTGACTCTTCATCTTGCCAGCCATAGCAGCAGGTGACTCACCGGTAACATTGGTGAAGGTCTCAACAGCTGTGTCAGTATCAAAGTCCATGCTCTTATCTTCTAGGATGTTAATCGCTAGGTGAATTTGAGGCTCTGATAAGTTACTGAACCTGAACGCTTGTAAGTCACCGGAGGTAATACCACCAGTACCATCAGCAGGAGCATGGCTTGCCTTTAGAGCTTCCATAGTTGCTTCAGTGTCAGCCT